TGAAACAGAAACAAACCCAGATGCAGCAGTGACGTATCCAATCTTGCTAACACTAAACTTACTGACATACGTCCCGCCGCCCGTGCCAATATCAAGCAGCAGGCTCGCCGCCGCAGACGCCGTGTCCGTCGCGTTGAACTTCAGCCCCGTGAACGTAACCGCAGCATTGTTCCATGTCTGGGACATGTTCAGCACGGGCGCGTCGGCGGTGATGGTCGCGCCAGTCAGAGATGTAGAACCCAGCAGCGTGGTTGCAACCGCCTGCGTGGTATAAACACTCGGAGCGGATGCAGCCTGACTGTCCGCGCCAAACAGAAAGCCCGTCGTGGGCAGCGAGGTGTCAGGCGTCTCGGTCTTCAGATTAATGTCGGCCATGTGTTATGGTCCCCAAGTGAGATAGTTGCCCGATCCCCAGATCAGATAATTGCCCGTGTCCCACACAAGGCCGTTGCCAGAGGGGCCCGGAGGCGCGCCGCCGGAAATAATCCGGCCAAACGGACTGCGAATCCCTTCGAGCGGGGATACGATATTACGCATGCGAGACAACTACAGGCGTGATGTTATCAGCATACGCCCACACGCGATCTCGCCCTGCAAGGCCGGGAAACAGATCACTGAGGGCCACGTTGCGCTCGCCCTGTCCAGGATTGTAGCGGATTGATCCGGCATTCGACGTCGGAGCAGTTGCGTCCGTCGTGGCCTTGATCAGAATATAATTGGAGCCGACGTTCTGAAACGTGATCGACGTTATGTCAGCGTCCGTCAGCTGCGTCCATGCGCCTGCGGGAACCGTAACGGTGGTATTCTGAGCCATGATAATTCCTCGGTCATTTCGAGAGGGCAACAGGAGCGAGCCTAAGCCCGCTCCTAGTGTCGTTGTTAGGTGGCAGCCACCGAGGTGCCGACGAAGGTCGCCGGAGCCTGAGCGTCGTGGCTGATGACGGCATAGACAGTCACAACCGCATTCGTGCCCGTGGTGCCGACGCCATTGAGGCGCAGATATCGCTTGGAGCCGCGATAGCCGACCGCACCGATGCACTTGTTGTCATCGGCATCAGACGTCACGGTGAGAGAGATCGTGCCGTCCGTCGTGTCAGCAGCCACCAGAGCAGCAGCCGATGCAGCGGTCGTCAGGTCCGAATGCTGGGCCGTGAAGGTGAAGCCCGCAGAGTCGCCGGCGTCCGTCACGGTGTTGGTGTGCAGGACAATCGCGCCGCTGTCGAAGCCACGCATGTCAACCCACGCAGACGCTCCCGGCGTGGTGCCAGACAGCGTGATCGAGCCGAGATGCACGATCTGAATATTACTTTTGAGGTCACGCATTGATGATGTTCCTTATGCGCTGAATTGAGGAAGGGGCGGCATCAACCGCCCCTTGATTGATTACGAGCCGAGCTTGATCAGCTTGATGGCCTCGAAGTTGACCACATCACCGCCGACGCGCTTCGTGGTGTAGAACTCCACATAGGGCTTGGCCGAGTAGGGGTCACGCAGAGTGCGGATGCCGAGGCGGTCCACGATCTGATAGGCCTCGCGCATATCGCCGACAGCGATGGAGAGCGAGTTCGTGGCCGGATCGGGCATGTCCTCGAACGCTGCGACCGGATAACCGAGCAGCGAGGCAGGCTGACCAGCGGCGATGCCAGGCACCCAGATATACGAGCCGTTGCTGTCCTTGGCCTTGCGAACAAGGCGCGTGGAGGCGCGGTTCATGAACCAGGTGGCATTGGCGCGATACTGCTGCTTGAGGCCGTACAGGGCGTTGATGAGAACGTCACCGCCATCGGGCGTCGCGGCGAGAGCGCCGTTAACACCAGATGGGAACTGCTCAATCGTGCCGGGGAGCGTGGTGCCAGACGAGTAGGTCAGGATCCCGCGCGGCTTGTTGACGCCGTTGCCAGTGACGAAGGCATTCGCCTCATCGCGCGAGAACTTCTCGGCAACCTTGGAGGCAAGCCATGCTTCCATGTTGATCGAGGCGTCATCGAGCAGCTTCTGCGTGGCCTTGGGCTTCGCATAGAGTTCGAAGACCGGAATGCGCCACTTGCCGAGCTGCGGCGTGTTGGTTTCCGCGCGGGAATCCGTCTCGCCAACCCAGCCCGAAGAGGCTTCGTTCAGGTCGAACAGGCCTTCGAGTGCATCCGAAGAGATGACCTGAACCGAGGCATAGGCGCGCATCGGAGAGGTTTCGAAGACCTTCGTCACGATGCGGCCAGAGAGGTCGGGATATACCACATAACCGCCATCGGGATCTGAGCCGACCGAGAGGGCCTTGCGCTCATCGACGCCCATGACCTCTTCGCCCCTGCGGACAAAGGTATCAAATGCAGCCTTGTAGCCGTCCATGTCGCTGGCGCGGAAGTCGCCAACCACGACGCCACGGCGGCGAGCATTCATCGACGCCCAATCCTGTGCCTTGCGGTCCAGATCCACGGCATTGCCGTTGGCGTCGGTGGTCACGCGAGCCTGACGCTTGGAAGCCAGCACGGCTTCGTCAGCGATCTTCTGGGCCTTCTCGAGATCGGCTTCGATCTTCTGAAGCTTGGCCTCGGTCACGACATCGGCGCTGCCCTTCTTTTCGATCTGGGCAAGGCGTTCGTCGTTGGCCTTCTTGAACTCTTCGAATCCGGCGTGCAGCGCATCGATTGCGCTAGCAGCCTTCTTGATTTCCTCTGACATGCAGGGATTCCTTCAGCTTTGACAGTGACTGTAAAAGGGCATCAACGCCCTCGGTTACGGCCTCTTCATCGCCAGCGTCCCGCTGTCTCTGTAGGGCTTTGAATCCGTGGAGAGTGAGAGCCACGGCCTCTTTGCGTGAGTATCCTGCATCACGCAGGAAACGCTCGAAATCTCTTTCGGTGGTGATCGACTTGACGTTCGTGACCTTTGCATCTGGGAGCATTGGGAACGTGACAAGGCTGATCTCGAACAGATCCACTTCCATCAGCTTGCGAACACGGCCATCACCTTCCGGGACGGCTTCCATTGTGCGGTATCCGATGGACATTGAATCGATGGCTCCAGCGCGGAGGAGGGCCATTGCCTCGCGGCCTTTGGCAACTTCCTTGAGTAGACGGCCACGAACAAACAGGCCGCGTTCGTCCTCGTAGATTTCGTCCCAGACGCCGATGGGCTGGCTCATGTCGTGCTGCCAGAGCATTTTGACTTTGCGCGAGCCGAGCGACTTGCGAAATGCGCCGCGCTCCATGACGTCCATGCCTTTGTCGACAACGCCGAAGACGGATGCGTAGCCTTCGAAGACGCCGTCCTGATCCGGTTCTTTCTTGAGCGTGAGGTCAACGGATTTGTGCTGGATTTCACCAATCATTGTGTTTACTTCTTTCCTTGCTTGTGATACCGATTGGGGTGAAACACAGCGGAGGTTAGATTGAAGAGTACTGCTGAACGATTTTGGGAAAAGGTCAACAAGGGCTTTAGCAAGAACGATTGCTGGAATTGGACTGGCGCAAAAAACAGCGGTGGATATGGGAATTTCGCTCTTGTAGCTATTAGGGGAAGTGAAAAGACCATCCCAGCTCATAGATTTTCTTACGAGCAAATCATCGGCCCAATCCCAGCCGGATTTCATGTCGATCATCTTTGCCGCAACAGATGTTGCGTCAACCCCATTCACCTTGAGCCTGTGCCATGTGGCGAGAACCTCAAGCGTGGAAGAAATAAGAACTTCATCGCGCATAAACTTAAAACCTGCACGAGAGGTCATCTTATCGAAGGTGACAACGCAATCATCGAAAAAAGACAAGACGGCAGCTTTAGAACTCGTTGCCGAGAGTGTGCGAAGATGAGAGAAAAAAAGCGAAGCAGATGACTTTTTATCATCAATCTTTGCGACAATAGCCTCAGCCCAAGCACGCCCTGGGTCGCCTGACCAAAGCGCCCAGGCTATGCGGCCTGCTGACGGGTAGCCGTCATCGCCGGGAGACCAGCCTTGACCTTGCTTGTCCACCTCATGGCGGGCGAAATAGGACTTCATCCGCTTGACGGTATCGAGCGAGAGGTTGCGGCGATTCTTGATGTCACGGGCGCGGGCAACGCCGATTTCGGTTCCGCCCCGGTTGAATTCGTCACGCCATTCAAGGCCGCGCGTGGCTTCGCGTGCCATTGCCTCGGTGGGAGAAAAGCCATCGGCCTTGCCTTCCCAGTTCGAGATGCAGACGGCATATCGTTGATCTTCATCCGGAAAATCTGCCATAGCCTCATCGTCGCTCATGCATCGAGCGATGAATTCGTCCTCGGTTTCAGATGATCCGGGCATAGGCATGATGTGAATATATCATTGGTTGATGGTTTTCACAACATGGCCTCAAGGGCTTCGTCATCGATGATGTAGCCGAGTGTGCAGCGGCAGTTGATGACCTCTTTTGGATGGTCTGCACCGCCATTAGGATCGCCGGGAAAATCAAGCTCGGAATCGCCTACCACGAACTTCTCGTCCATGCCGACCGTGCTGCCGTCAGCTTCCCGATGCGTTTCGCGCGTGCGTTCATCCGCCGCGGCGAGCCACTCTTTCTTCATCGGCAAGCCCGTTTGCTTTGCGGCTTCCTGGGAGCCATAGTTTGCAGCCCCGTGCGTCTCGGTGCGGGCGATCAGGTTGGCACGGGTTGAGGACAAGGATGGCACCAGATCCAGGATGGCATCGGCAACGCCACGCTGGCCTAGGCCTTCACGATAGCCGCGATCCACGGCATTGACGATCTGGCGGCGAGTGGTTTCTGTGACCTCGGTGATGCGCCGGCGGATCATCTCCTGCTGGACATAGCGCAACGCCAGCCGCGTCATGATCTGCGCGAAGCTCTCTTTTGTCTCCAGCGGCAGGCCATGTGCCTTGCCTTGGTCGAGAATGCGCAGCCCGAATTGCGTGATCGACGCCATCGCCATCTGCCGATAGGTCGACTCGATGCGATCATAGAAGCCGCGCGGCAGTGTCACCTGATTTGTCTGGAGCCACATCTCCACCATGTCTTTCATGGCGGTGGCGATCTCGCGTTGCAGGCGGGCGCGGAATTGAACCGTCAGGCGGTCGAGCAGTGCGACCTGACGGCGATGCTCCCGGCGCTTGTTATTATCGACCAGGCGTCGTGCCATAGGCCACAGCTTTCATTTCCTCGACTGTCATGTCGACTGAGGTGTCTCCTGCCATGCCGAGGGGAATCTCGGCACTGGACACAAACAACGTATCGCCTCCGTCAATCGGCCCATAGCCCTTCAAGGCGCGGCGCTCATTGATGGTGAGATCTTGGCTGGCATCCGCCATCTGCCACATGCGCAGGCGCTTCTCGGCAATCGCCGGGATGCCGTCAACGTCGGGGCGAATCGTGACTCCGTAGAGCGATCCGAGCCATGAATTCCAGTCGTGGACAATCATGTCCAAGAGCGGCAGCGCCGTGTCCTCCCAGAAGGCAAGGCGGGCTTCGGCGTAATTGGCATAGGTGTTATCGCCCGGGATGCCGAGCAATTGAGGCGGCACACCGAAGGCCAGGGCAACGTCACGGGCCGATGCAAACTTGCTTTCGATGATGCCCATGTCGGTGGGCGACAGCCCCATCTGCTGCCATTCAAGCCCGCCTTCGAGGAGCATCGGTCGACCTGCATTGATCGAGCCGGAATACTGCTCCTCGATCTGGGCCTTGAGGCGGTTGAAGTTCTCATCGGCGAGCGTGCCGCCGTCCTTGACGGTGAGAGCGCCGGAAGGCCTGGCTGAGTTCTGGAGCAGGGCCTGCATCCACGCCATCGATTCATTGTTCTGGTCGAGCGCATAGGCTCCCGCCTCGATGGGGGACATGCCATACCAGTCGTTGAGCGGGTTGAAGAGTTTGATATGCCGCACATCGCTGTTGAGCGTTCGGGGGTCGACGTCCCAGCGCGTGGTGTTCTGGCCGACTTTGTAGATGTAGGCAGCGGGCACGCCATTGGTCGACGGCATGATCGACATGCGGTCGGGGCGCAGCTGATACAGCTCCTTGACCTCCGAGCCAACGATGAATCGCTCCTCGTATCCATTGCCCGCGATCATGAGATAGGAGACCTTGGCGCGGACGTAATCGCCATAGGACTGCATCGGGTTCGGACGGCGCAGGAGCGTCAGCAGCGGGTGGTCGACCAGTTCTGTCTCGCCTCGGTAGACGCCAAGCTTGACGGATGCAATGGCGTCAGCAATGCGGTTGATCGACTGGTAGGCCACAACGTTCTTGCCGTAGGCCTCGCGCGCGAAGCTCTCGTAATTGCGCGGCGACCAGACAGGCTGGCCCGGATTGATCACCATCAATTTCGAGGCCTGACTTTCTTTGCGTTCCGGCAGGCGGCGGAAGAGGTCGAGAATTCCCATTATGTCCTCATAGGGCGCGGATGGCGGGAGCCGACTGCGGCGCGGTCAAATCTGCAATAGCACTCATGGTTGCGTCTATCATATCATCGTGGGTTCCGTTTGGAAACACGGCGGCTTCGGAGAGGAAATCTGCAAGGTGGGGCGTGGTGCGCATGAGGTAGACGTTGCCGGATTGGATGTAGGGCGCGGCGTCGAATGCGCGAGTGACTTTGTCGACATTGCGTTGGATCGGCACAATTGGAATGCCCTCGCGCTTCAGCTTCTGGATGAGGCCGGTGCCGCTTACCTTGTCTTCGACTTTGAAGGTTCTGAGCGGCCCATGATACGGCTGGGAATGATGCTTCTGCCAGAATGCGCGAGCCATCGTTTCAAGTTCCGGGGCCTCCCATTTGCCGCGCGCCATGTCGAGCATAACCATCTGATTGTCTGGCGTGACGCCCCAGCATTGCAAAACGGAATAGTCATTCTGCTCCTTTGTTTTTTGTGCGGTGTCTGCATAGATTGAACGATGCTTGATCGGCGGCATGGCGTCGAAGTAGCGCCACCACTCGTCTTTGAAGATGCCACCGCCAAGCGGTGCGGGGCGTTGCATGTATTGGCCCGCGAAGACGTAGGGGCTGGTGAGTTCCAGGCGGTCGAGCATCTCGGGCGGGAATTGTTCCGGCCAAAATGACTCGCCGGATTCATCGCGAGCGGGGATCACGAGGTGCTCCCAGGTCTCTCCAGATCCACCGCTGAGCAGCCAGCCAGATAGGTCTTCCTCGTGGAGCCGCTGCATGATGACGATGATCGGAGTATCGGTTTTGTTGAGGCGGGATTGAATTGTTGTCTGATACCAGTCGATCACGTTCTGGCGCATGACGGATGATGTGGCTTCGCCGGCCTTGTGCGGGTCATCGATGATGATGGCACCGCCGAAGCCGTCTCGCATCTTGCCAGCGCCATAGCCGGTGATGGTGCCGTCTGCGCCTGTTGCGTACACAATGCCGCCAGCGGTGGTTCTAAACTCGTCCTTGGCCTTGCTATCGTCTTGGAGCCGCAGCCAGGGGAAGACGAGCCGATAGGCCTCATGCTGCATCATGGCGCGGATATCGTAGGCGTTCGCGGTTGCGAGGCGTTTGGAATAGCTGGCATGTATGAATTCGGAATCGGGCGCGAGGCCCATTGTCCATGCGATAAATGCCTTGACGGCGACCTCGGTCTTGCCGGATCGGGGCGGCACATTGATGATCAGGCGCGTGGTGCGGCCCGTGTAGACTCGCTCCAAGGCCCTGCAAATGCGGGCTTGGTGCCAGTTGTCGAGCATGTCAATGTTGCGCCTCGAGCGGAACATGTAGCGGCTGAAGTTGTGCAATCGCGCCGCTAGAAGCGCATAGTCATTCGCCTTCAGCATCTTGAATCTTGTTCAGTGCGATCAGGACTGCTTGCTGGATAGGGGCCTGCTGGAGTGAACCGTCTTCGTTCGACAGATCGATTGTCTCGCGCCATCTGGCTTGCGTCTTGAGCCAGAAGATCATTGCCGTGGTGTCGCCATCCATCGCCTTCTTGTAGAGCCGACCTGCGATCTGTGCGTTGGCCTGTGCTTTGGCGGTGTCGAGTTCGTCTCGGTAATATTTGCTCATGGTCTCGGTCGCCATGCCGAGGATCTTGGCGAGCGTTGGCTGGGGCGTGCCGACGAGGGTATGGAGCTGTACCACTTGAGCGATGCGCTCATCGCGGCCTATCGGTGGTCTGCCTCCTGGGTTCTTTGGTTTGGTCATGAGGAGGCTTTGAGTTCGGCCCGCTTGGCCGCGATGGCGTCAGTGTAGGAGCCAGCGGCGTCCTTTTCCCAATCGTAGCGGGAGGTGGCGACATCCTCGAATGTCTGGCCGGTGGATTCGAGTGTTGCCTTGTGGCCGGTGAACTCCTGCCAGCGTTTGACGGCCACATCGACATACTCGGGCGACAGCTCCATCGCGTAGATGCATCGCCCGGTCATTTCGCCTGCAATGATGGTCGTGCCGGAACCAGAGAAGGGCTCATAGACGGCTTGGCCGGGGCTCGAGTTGTTTTCTATCGGGCGCTTCATGCACTCGACGGGTTTTTGCGTGCTGTGCCCGGTGCTGTTCTCTTTCGGCTTCTGTATTTGCCAAAGCGTTGACTGCTTCCTATCCCCCGCCCAATGACCGGTGGCGGATTTTCGGACTGCATACCAACATGGCTCATGGTGCGGGTGATAATGGCCGCGACCGATCACAAATTGATGTTTAGCCCATATGATCTGAGAGCGGATTTGAAGGCCACAACTCAACAGACTTTCCGCAACGATGTGCGCCATGTTTCCGGCGTGCCACACATAGGCAACGTCACCGGGGAACAGCGCCCACGCCTCGCTCCAGTCCGCCTTCTCGTCGTTCATAACCTTGCCGTGCATGCCGCCGCGCTTTCCCGGATTTGTGTCCGGCATGGCGTCCTTGCGCCAAGTCGCATCATACTCCACGCCATACGGCGGGTCCGTCACCATGAGGTGCGGCTTGACGTTAGCCAGCAGCGCCTCAACATCGGTCGCCACCGTGCTATCGCCACACATCAGCCGATGCTTACCCATCAGCCAAACGTCGCCCAGCACCGTCACAGGGTTGACCGGCGTTTCCGGCACCGCATCCGGATCGGTCAAGCCCTCGGTCTTGTCGGCCAGCAGGTTGCCGAGTTCGCCGGGATCGAAGCCGGTGAGGGACAGGTCGAAGTCGAGCGCCTGGAGATCACCTAGCTCGATCTTCAGCAGATCAATGTCCCATCCGGCGTTTAGCGCCAGCTTGTTGTCGGCGATCACATAGGCGCGGCGCTGGGCCTCCGTGAGGCCGTCGAGCACAATGCACGGGGCTTCGGTGATGCCGAGCTTCCTGCCCGCCATGATGCGCCCGTGGCCCGCGATGATGCCTCCCTCGGCGTCGATCAGGACGGGATTCGTCCAGCCGAATTCCTTGATGCTGGCGGCGATCTGGGCCACCTGGGCGTCGGAGTGGGTGCGGCTGTTGCGGGCATATGGGATCAGGGATTCGATTGGGCGGTAGGTGATTTGAAGGTTTTTAGCTTTGCTCGGCTTCATTTTTTACCATCTGGTCAGTTTTTTACTTGCGAATAACGTAACGGCTCCGAAACGATTGCGACAATATGCAATAAAAAAAGCCCCACCACAAGGGCGGGGCCAAGTACTGCGGTAGGGAGGAGTAAACCGCAGGGTGAGTTAGGTGATCCTCGTGACTCTTACGCCGGTGATGCCGCCTTTGCAAACGGTGCGGCAACGAAACTTGATTGGCGTGATTGAGTTCCGCACCCTGAGATTGCAGATTGCCTTGTTGACGTTTTGCCGGATGGCTCCGGCCAGGAACGTGGATTCCCCGACCTTGAGTGCGCGGAGTGGGTATTTGGGCGGGCGTCCACGGCCTCTGTTGTCGGCAAACTCGGTGTAGTGCGGGAGTGTGATCATGGCGTCACCAGCAGGAAGGCGTAGGTGAGTCCGTAGATGGCGAGGCAGAAGGCCGCGACCTTGGCGAGCTGGGCGGCGAGGAAGAGGTAGGCGGTCATTGATGTATCTCCATATATGATTTGATCACTTCTGCCGCTGCTTGCGGGACGATGGCATTGCCGTAGGCGCGCAGGCGTCCCACTCTGGCGGGAGCCCCATGTCCGATGGGGAAGCCAATCTCGGCATAGGTTTCGTAGGCGTGAGCCCAAGACGCCTGTGCATGGCGTGCCAGAAGTGATGACAAAAGATGCACAGCGTCTGCAGATTTTCGGGCGCGTTGTTCTTCCAGTTCTCGTCTATGTGGTGAACCTGCAGCCGCTTCGTCGCCCCGCAGCACTCGCATGAACCCAGCCTCTGCTTCCTCGCGTGATAGTGCGCCGCCTTCCTTGAGGCACCACCCTTCGATCTGGAGTTGGCGCAGGAAAGCGAGCAGAAACGGCGCCTCATGAAGTCCCGGTAGCCTTCCAGCCGCCCAGACTGATCGCGCCTGCGCTCCAAGGTTTTCGCGCAATGCTCGCAGGAGCGCGGATCGTGAACTTTCGCTTTCCATTGCTGCCGCATCTAGGGCTTCCTCGATTTCTTGAATTGCCTCGGGGCGCACTCGTCCCAGGCTTTCGGCAGACCCATCAGCCAGCGGCTGTGGGCGGGCCTCAACTGGCCGCCACTTTCCATCCCGGCAGAAGAGCCAGTCAGCAGCTCGCCAGTGGCCGTCAGTCGGGCGGGCCCTGCCAGTTGCGCCGTCACGTCCAACCGATCCGTTGAGAGTTTCCCGTCCCTGATCCGACCGCCCTGATACCCACCCTTGTGGTCCGTCGTTGCAGGCGTCGGCCAGCCCGCCAGTTGCGCCTGATCCTGTAGCGCGCCCGAGCGGCCCTCGCCCTTCCCGGCTTCCGAGTAGCGGTTGTAGTCCGTGCCCTTCGTGTCGTGGACTGTCGGCGTCGGCCAGCCGCTCACCAACAAACCAGAGACGCTGGCGGATGTGCGGGGCGCCGACGCTCGCCGCGCACAAATCTGCCGCCCCAATGGCGTAGCCCGATGCTTCCATGTCAGACTGTACAGTGTCGAGCCAGCCGAGGCCGTCCTTGCTCGCAACCTGCTCTCCAAAGACAACTGGAGGATGGCACTCTGCGATGAGGCGGTGGAACTCAGGCCAGAGGTGCCGGTCGTCATCGAAGCCTTTTCCCTTTCCGGCGGCGCTGAATGGCTGGCAGGGGCAGGAGCCGGTCCAGACAGGTCGGTCGTCGGGCCATCCTGCGAGACGGAGGGCATAGGACCAGACGCCGATGCCGGCGAAGAAGTGGCACTGGGTGTAGCCGCGGAGGTCCGCAGCAGCCACGTCCCGAATGGATCTGTCATCTACGTCACCTTCCGCTATCAGTTTACTGTCGATCAGGTTGCGCAGCCACTGCGCGGCGTAGGGGTCTATCTCGTTATAGTATGCGGCCATCACGCCTTCTCCTCTGCTAGGTAGGTGGTCCAGACCACGCGAGCGCCGGGGCCGATGTTGCCGATGCGGAGTGCCATCTCTGCCATTTGGATGCGGGCGGGTTTGCTCTTGGTGTGGCGGCGCATCGCCTCAATGATGAGGAGGGCTTCCCAGGCGGTCTGCGGAGGCTTGCGGGGGCGTGACAAACGGACAGGGCGGATGAAGGTGGTTGTTCCGGTGATCATTTTTGGTTCCTCCTTGGTGATGGGTGGGAGGGGCCGAAGCCCCTCGGTTAGGCGGCGTGCCAGAATGATGCGATGAATCCCTCGTAGCGGCAGGACTCGGTGACGGAGTCGATTGTCTCCTGATTTTGCCCGTCGTGGACAATCATAACCGCATCGCTGCCGTCGATGTCGGCGCGGTATACGTGATAGCCAGTCTGGTTGCTGGCGTTCGGGCGGCTCTGCTCCTCATAGGTGCGGCCTTCTCCGCCGATGCTTTCGTCGAGTGCCTTGGCAAATTCCAGCGCGGTCCCTGCGAAGATTTTGCCATTGAGGTCGGCGCTGTCGCCCCAGATGAAGCCAGAGTAATTGTCGATCAGAATGTAGCGTGCCATGTGCGTGCTCCCTTGTTGATGCCCCCACCATAGCGCCATTGCAGGAATCTGCAAGCGGAATCTTGCAGATTCCTGCAATCCCGTGGTGACGTAGCGTAACAGCCTGTACTGGGGGGGCAATTACCGATATGTCAGTACATCGGCTAGACATGGCCTGTCCGGGAAAATAATCGCCAGAAACCCTATGAAACACTGTACTTCTCTCTTAATAGTTCTTTTTTTTTATTATTAAGTACACCACCTTTCCCCCTCTCTATAGGGGGAGGGGGGAGGGGGGAGGGTGCCGGGTGTGTATATGACCCCCGCCCAAGTTAATGGATAATTCGCTTTTTTTCGCGTTTTATCTTTTGCAATCAATGACTTGAACGAAAAAAGTGCCTGTCCTTGATATTCCCCGGCATTGTCCCGGCAATGTTTTATTCGCACTGAGGGTCGAGGTCATCCCTGGCCACACCTTAGAGCAGGCCACAGATCAACACAGAGGGGCCACCAGTGGCAAAGACCTCGCAGCGGCTATGGTGGTGGCCCAAAACAGAAAAGGGGCCTGTGGAGGCCCCTAATCGCGTTGGCGCGGTGTATGATAAGGTTAAGAAACCTTTCTCTCCTTTACGGGGCGAACCATGCCAGCCGGGGGCGGCCCCTTTTGCCCTCGGTGGTATTGCGGCACTCAATGCCGTAATCTGCAACCAGCGTGTCCATCACCGCCTTACGCTTGAGCGGCTCCAGGCCTTTGAAGCCCCGGATCGCAGCAGCAAGTTCCGGCTCGGAAATTCCCTTGAGGCCCGACGTCTCGATCCGCTCATAGACCTGCTTGCACGTCTTTTCAAAAATGCCATCAGCCATCTTGCGCTTGAGGCCATCGACTGCGCGAAACGCGTAAAACCTAGCATAGTCTATCGCCCATCTAAGACTGTCGGCACTGACCTCGCTCTCGCCCCGGCTCACGGCTACGATCAGGCCAAGCCGCATTGAGATCTCTTTTGTGCGGCCAAACATGGCATCAAGCCCAAGTCGATCATGGGCGTTCATGGCCTCGATCATCTCAGCGTCAAACTTCATAATCAGGTCTGCGCATTCGGTTGAAAAATTGACCAGCACCGGAGACGGCGGCGTCTCATGGCTGTCGGCATCCAGGTTTCCGGCTTTTGCGGTAGCGCAGGCCTTTGCCCACTCGAGCAGGCGGTCAGTCGGCTGGATCATGCGCCGCATCTGCGAGACCTGCCTCCCGATAGGGCTTTCGACAATCAAGAAACGGCCCAGGAATCCATCAAGGACCGATTGCGAGGAGATGCCATCAAAGAGGGTTGACGGCGTGGTCATGGTCAGGAGTGTCAGGGACGGATTACGGACAAAACGGTCAAGCTCTTTTGCGTCCTGCTTCCGAAGGCCGAACTTGCTCATGCCGTGGCCGCGCAGGATGCTGTCCTGCCGCCCGAAAGCCTCCATCATGATAGTCTGGGCATCGGATTTGTGATGGTTGCCTTGGGCCTTTGCAGATTGCAGGACGCGGCCTAACTCATCAATGACGGCGATATGGCAGGGCTGGTCGATGAGTGACGAGATAACGCCCGATGCCGAGGCATAGCCCGCAGGGCCGATGAGGCGTTCAAGGCCAGCCGTTTCAAGTAGTTTCTCAATCGTGGTCTTGGCATGCTCCTTGCCAGCCGAGGAGACGGCGACATTCAGGAAATACAGGCTGGAATAGTTGCGCTGGTCTGTCATCCATCGTCGCCCCATGACGACGGACCCGAATGCAAGAGCGGATTGGACAGCGAACTGCGGCTGCGCGCGTGCGGCAGTGGTGTTGTAATAGTTGACCACATCCTGGAGGATGCCGGGCACGGAGAGCAGATGATCCGGAATCGAGGCCAGAGGGTTGTCGGGCGGGGCAGCGCGGCGGCTGGGGATGATGTTGTTGGCGACTTGCCCGCCGTGGTCGATCCACTCGGCATCCTCCGGGGCATAGGCATTGGCTGGATCGGTGGTGATGTTGAGATAGGCCGCAGCGGCCTTAACTGCCTCTCGGGTGTTTCCGGCGTGTTCGCAGTGTGTGTAGAGGTCGAAGCAGTCGAAGGAGTGGGCCGAGTCAAATGGATCTGACCCATGATGGCTGTAGGCGGTGCCGTCGTCGAACAGGATGACACCGGCGAGGCCTGATTTGCTGTTCGGACTGAGAAATCGATCCTTGGCTGTCTGCCGATAGCCGTACTGGGGCAGGAGCTGCGCCAACGCGTGCGCGGCATTGTAGGCATCAATGACGCTCGTGGCCTCGGACTGGATGCGCTTGCGCAGCGGGGCTTGCAGTTGAGGCTTTGTCTTCCACGAGCAGGCATCGATGAGCTGGATGCGAAATTTGTCCCACTGCTCCCACATGATCTGGAGAGGTTCCGGGAGCATGGGCAAATCGGCATAGGACGGGCCGTCCCATTGATATGGCTCCTGCGTGTCTGGATGGATTGATGGCGGCAGCACATCTTGAGATCCGCAGGCGCGGAATTCAAAGACGACTGTGGAGCCTTTGCCCTCGGGGTTCGGCCATGCGACCTTGTGCGTCTTGAGATCATCTCGGTGGGCGCGAAATATGGCCTTGCCTCGCCCTGGGCGACCGATGATGCGCGGGGCTTTGGCGAGAATGGCATCGATGTCGACGCCCATTGCTGCGAAGGCCATCCGGCTCCACTCGAGGTGGTCGATGTCAATGGCGCATGTGCCGGATGCCGCGTGCAGCAGGCCGACGTTGTGCGTGGGATTCGCGGTGTAATATCGCTCGGCATCGTCGGGCTGACGTAGTGCCCGTTCGGGCTGCTGCCAGCCGAGTGCTGTCGGGGCTTTTGATCCAGCCGGGATGGTGACGAGCGCCCATCCCAGCTCCGTATAGTGTCTGACGCTCGCGATGATGTTCAAATTCAATCCTCCTTGGGGCTGAGATACCTCGACAGTTTCTCGATGGTCTCACTGTAAGCGCCGCCATTCCCGGCCTTGAGCGACTTGATTGTATTGTAGGCGAGGCCTGTGTCGCGGGCGACCTCGGCAGTTCGACGGCCTTGGAGGGCGGCAGTGATTTGTTCAACGGTCATCATGGCTTAAACCTTTCTTGCAGGGGATTGCAATTTTCTTATTGCAGACAACTGCAAAACATGCAAGAGATGGCCGTGTTGAGAAGAGGAGTGCGAGATGCACAGTAGTAACGTCGAGGGGCTTTGCGGGGCCTGGCTGGAAGCCAAACGCCGCGAGGACGAGGCAAAAAAGGCGCGTCTGGAAGTCGAGGCCCAGATTGGTGCGGCCTTGGAGAAAAAGCCCGAAGGGGCCATCACTCACAAACTCACTGCCTACAAGGTCACGCTCACCCAGCCGATCTATCGCAAGCTGGACATTGAGACGTGGCATGGTCTCAAGATGCTCATTGGTCAGGACTACTGGCCGGTGAAAACCATCCTCGAGGCCGATCCGTCGGGCTGCAAGTGGTTGGCGAAAGAACGTCCCGATCTCTGGGCGCTGATCGCTGATGCCTTCACCGTCTCGCCGGGTAAACTCGGCGTTGAAGTGAAGGAAGTCGACAAGTGAGCGCGAGCATCTGGGACGCAGCCGACGCACTGCAAAACGCACGGGATCATCTTGTTGTTGCTCGCGCATCGCGCGGCATCCAGCGGGATCACGACATCAACCGAGCGAAAGAAAATGTCCGGGACGCCATGAAGCTTCTTGGAATCAAGGAGGTGGAAGATGGAAACAATTATTGAAATCATCACGCCTGACAAAGCAGAAGAGTATCTGTCTCTCAACTCTGGCAACAGAGCACTGCGAAAATCACATATTGCAAAACTTGCTGCTGAAATGAAGCAAGGCAACTGGCAATGCACCCATCAAGGCATTGCATTTAACGACAAAGGCATCTTGGTGGACGGCCAGCACAGGCTTCACGCTGTGAAGATGTCAGGAGTCTGCGTCAAGATGCAAGTCACTAGGGGCGTCAAGACACTAGATCATCTGTCTCTCAAGATTGATTTGTCGGCAAGGCGGTCTACGGGTGACTTGCTGAAAATGCCGACTAAAGTTGCCAGCGTCATAACTGTGCTGGCGCGACTTATGAATGGCTGGGGGAGTGTTCCGATTTCATACGTCGAAGAATGTTCCAAAGTATTTCGAAGCGATGCTGAAAGCATTTGCGCGCTTTCATCGTCTCATATGGCTTTGATTGACACCGCTCCGGTCAAAGCGGCGGCAGTCGCCATGTTAACACTCAGCAAGTCTTATTATGCTAATTCAGTCATGGTTAGGCTGAACGGTCAAATGTACGATCAGATGACTCCTATTGAGCATGCATATTGCAAGATTTGCGCAATGCGAACCTATGACAAAAATGATCCATATAACACGTTCGCAAAGGCCTTGTCGGTTTTTGATGAACGCAATGCTGCTGCTACTAAAGTGTATTTGTCAGAATTTCGCTACGCAGAAGCAAAAGATGCAGTGATAGCTAGAATGAAGGAGCATCAGAATAATGGCAATTGATCTCAAAACCCTGAGCAAGCCGGTGGGGCAACGCCCCATCATCGCCACGCTGTTTGGCGAGGGCGGCATGGGCAAGACGACGCTGGGGGCAATGTTTCCCAGTCCGGTCTTTATCCGCACCGAGGACGGCACGGCATCGCTGGCGGGGAATGAGGGTGTCGCCTTGTTTCCTCTGGCGACAAAGAGCCAAGACGTCCTCGACGCCATCGAGGCGCTGGCTTCCCAGCAGCACAATTATAAAACGCTAGTGCTGGATTCGATCACGCAGCTTGCTACGCTGATCGAGAGCGAGATTGTGGCGGCTGATCCAAAGGCCAAGAGCATCAATCAGGCGGGCGGCGGTTACGGGGCGGGATACAATGCCGCCGCCGATATGCATCGCAAGATCCGCGATTGGGCTGGGACACTGGCCTACGACAAGGGGATGAATGTCGTCTTTATCGGCCACGCTGACACTGAGACGCTGGATCTGCCTGACAGCGATTCCTATGCTCGCTATACAATCCGGATGCACAAGAAGAGCATTCCGCATTACACCGACAACGTCGACCTGGTTGGGTTCATCCGGCTCAAGACGTACCTCACTGGAACGGGGGAGAAGAAGCGCGCGGTCTCGACAGCGGAGCGGGAGATCATCTGCCACCCGCAGGCGTCGAGCGTCACCAAGAACAGGTTCAACATTGACAAGCCGGTGCCATTCACTTTTGGCGGCGGCAACCCCTTCAACAATTTCGTAGCAAAGTAGGAGACGAGAATGAGACTTGACGGATTTAATGCCGGCGCCATTGAGCCAGCGGCACCCCGCGGGGCAATCCCGGCGGGAAAGTACAAGTGCGTGATTGTGTCGAGCGAAGAGCGTCCGACCAAGGCGATGACAGGATCAATGCTCAAACTTCAGATGCAGGTCATCGAGGGGCCGCATCAGGGGGCAATGGTGTTTGACCAGCTGAACATCAACAATCCCAGCCAGACGGCGCAGGAAATCGCCCAGCGCACGCTCTCGGCCATCTGCCGCGCAACTGGCGTGATGATGCCGCAGGATTCGAGCGATCTCCACAACAAGCCGCTGCTGGTGACGGTGCGGGTGGAGAACTCGCAGGAGTACGGGGCGCAGAACAAGGTGAACGGTTACGAGCCATGCGGTGGTGGTGCAGCGGCTCCTGTTGCTGCGGCTGCTGCGGTTGCAGCTCCTGCGCCATCGAATCTGCCGCCCTGGAAGCGGTGATGTGAAACACGGGGGCGGCTTCGGTCGCCCCTGATCACAATCAAAGGATAAACCATGAAAATCGAGCAACTCGCAGAGATCGTAACAATGTTGGCGCAAAACCATCCCGGCGCGGAAGTGTCGGTTGTGCATCGCGCAAAGCATGGCCCGAAGGGCTACAGCAATATTCTCAAGCCGATCACGGGGTATCAGACCAGAATGAGGTTCAAGCCTGGTGCAATTTATTTGAACGTAGATGGAGCGGAATACGATGGAAAGAATGACGCCAATGCCGAGTGAACCGGTTCAGATCACATGGGCGTGCGGGAATGATGCCCGCAAGGAGCTGAACGAGTTCAGAGAGATCGCTGCATTCTTGAACGGATACAAGGCCGCGCGTTTTGTTGCCGAGAGCATGGGGACGAGGCCGTGGAGCGAGTTTCCCAAGGAGCCTGACTTTACCTATCTGGAATCGATGATCGAAGACTTGGCGACAAAGACGGCTGAATGACAATGTGGACCGAGGCCAGAATCAAAGAAAAACTGGACGGCAATTTCTGGTTCTTCGATCAGGAAGGCAAGCAGCACCATCAATTCGTCGACCCAACGTGGATGCCGAAGCATAAGAAATCAAATAATCCATACGCCATTGTCATTAAGAAAGACCCAGGGGTGAAGTGGAGTCGTGAATCCTACGACCTGATCCTGGAGATGCGCGGTGACGGCATGTCGTGGCCGATGATCGGAGACATATTTCAGGTGCCGGTGTCGACCCTGACAGACTACACAAAAAAGATGCAGCGCATTCGTGCGATGCAGGCCGAGCGGGATGCAAACAAGATTAAGGTTGATGAGGTGCGCCGCATGATTGCGGCAGGGTATGATCTGGAGCGGATCAGAAAAGAGACGGGATACGATAGACGGTTAATCAAGGACGTGTTTGAGGAGGAGTGAATGAAATTGGACATGCGAGCAGCAATCGTAAAGGCAATCTATCAGGTATACGAGGACCGCCGGAAGGAGCCACACAGGCCGCATCTAGGTGGATCTCAGATCGGCAATTCGTGCAGTCGCGCGCTCTGGTATCAGTTTCGGTGGGCATGGCATCAGCAGCACGAGGGGCGCATCCTGCGCTTGTTCGAAACAGGCGAACGGGAAGAGTCGCGTGTCATCCAGAACCTGCGCGCCGTGGGATGCACGGTATGGGAGCGTGATCCTGACACTGGAATGCAGCCTCGGTTCACTGCGCACGGTGGGCATTTTGCCTTGAGCCTCGACGGCGTGATCGAGGGGTTGCCGGAAAGCTCCAAGCCTCACACGCTCGAGGTCAAGACGATGAGCGAGAAGTATTTCAAGGCACTGAGCAACCTTGGCCTTGAGAAGGCGAAGCCGATCTATTGGGCGCAATGCCAGATCGGAATGCATCTAAGCGGGCTGGATCGTTGCCTGTTCGTCTCGGTGAATAAGAACACGGATGAGATTTATGCCGAGCGAGTTCGGCACGACAAGGCATATTGCCAGACGCTGATCGACAAGGCCGGAGGTATCATCTTTTCTGATAAGCCGCCGTCTGGCATCAGTTCCGATCCGGCATGGTTCGAGTGCAAGTTCTGTCCCTATCATTCAGTCTGCCAAGGTGATCAAATGCCCGAATTGAATTGCCGCACATGCGCCTTCTCAACACCTGAGAAGGCTGGCAACTGGTCATGCGCAAGGCACAAGAAGGCGCTGGACGAGATTGAGCAATACACAGGCTGCGGAGACCACATCTATATCCCTGACCTTGTGAAGCTGCCTGTGCATGATACGGGCGAGGATTGGGTTGAATATGTGACCGAGGAAGGCGAGGTAGTGCGCAATCACAAGAGGAGGATGGGGAATGCTTGAACTCCGCCCCTATCAACGCGCTGCCATTGATGGCCTGTACGAATACTGGGCCAACAAGAAAGGTGATAACCCATTATTAGTTTGCCCCACTGGATCAGGCAAGAGCCTCATCATCGCGCACCTGGTCAAGGATGCAATGAGCTTCCTTGGCACGCGCGTCTTGATGCTCACGCATGTCAAGGAGCTGCTAGAGCAGAACGCAACGGAACTGCTCAACCTGTATCGCGATGCCGATGTCGGTTTCTATAGCGCGAGCCTCAAGAAAAAAGTGCTGCATCGCGCCGTCACATTCGCTGGCATTCAGTCTATTCACAAACGCGCTTTCGACATGATCCCGCCGCCTGACCTCGTGATCGTAGACGAATGTCACCTGATTCCGCGATCCGACAGCACACGCTACAACAAGTTTCTGTCCGATCTGAAGCTGGCGAATCCTGCGGTGAAGATTGTTGGCCTCACCGCAACGCCATACAGGCTTGACAGCGGGTGGCTGCACAAAGGCGAAGGCGCGATCTTCGACGGGATTGCCTACGATATCCCGGTGGCCGATCTCATGGAGCAGGGATTCTTGGCTCCGGTTGTGAGCAAGGCTGGAGTGCGCAAGATCGACCTTTCCGAGGTAGGACATCGCGGCGGGGAGTTCATCGAGAGCGAGCTTGCCAAGGCGGCATCTGATCCAGAATTGGTGCGGGAGACGGTGGCCGAGATTGTCCAATATGGATCCGACCGCAAGGCGTGGCTGATTTTTGCTTGCGGCGTGATCCATGCGAACATGATCCGCGATGAGTTCCAAGTGCACGGGATCGAGGCGCATGTCGTGACCGGAGCCGATGGCATGACGGAGCGGGCCGAAAAGATCGAGCGGTTCCGCCGGGGCGCTTACAAGTGCCTGATAAATGTCAACGTGCTGACCACGGGATTCAACGTGCCGCATGTGGATCTGATCGGCATTGTGCGGGCGACGGAGAGCGCAGGGCTTTACGTCCAGATCGTTGGGCGTGGAACCAGGCTTGCGCCGGGGAAGACTGATTGCCTCGTGCTGGACTACGGCGACAACGTGATGCGCCACGGATTCATTGACAAGGTCAAGCCCAAGATCAAGAGCAAGACCGATGATGGTGAAGCGCCGTGCAAGGAATGCCCTAGCTGCCAGACCATCCAGCACGCGGCGATGCGAAACTGTGTCACCTGTGGTTACGCATTCCCGCCACCTGTTCTCAACCACGGGAATAAGGCCTATAGTGGGGCCATGATCTCGACACAGGTACAGGCCGAATGGGTGATTGTTGACGATGTGGGATATTCCCGCTGGCGCAAGGAAGGCAAGCCTGACAGCATCCGCGTCACCTATTATTGTGGCCTCATCAAAGTATCTGAGTGGCTTTGCCCCGATCACGGAGGCTATGCTGCCGAGCGTTATATCAAGCGCATGGCCGCACTGGGTGCAACAGCAACCACCACCGAAGAGGCGATAACTGAATGCGACACATGGATCAGGCCGAGCAAAATCAAGGTAAAACCGAATGACAAATTCTACGACATCGTCCAGCTCGACTACAGCAAGCCCCAGCGCCTCACAGAGGCCGAACGAGCAGAACTCATGGAACCTCTGTAGTAATTGCATGAGCCTTTACGATAAAAAATATTGCACGCACTGGCGCGATGTCGTGCCGGATGAGGTGCAGAAAAGAGGCTGCGATGCGTTTGATTCAATCCCTCCCTTCTGAACACGACGAGCAGGCTGGATTCGTTCAATGGTTCCGCGCGAAGTGGCCGAACGTGCTGATCTATGCGATTCCAAATGGTGGCAAGCGCAGCATCTCGACGGCTAAAAAACTGCGGCGAGAGGGCGTCACGCCTGGCATTCCTGATCTCCATATCCCTGCATGGGCGATATGGATCGAGATGAAACGGCAGAAAGGCGGGCGCACCTCGCCGGATCAGGATGCGATGATTGAATATCTTGAGCATGTCGGTCATCGCGTGATTGTCGGCAATGGGGCGATGGACGCGAGCGATAAGTTGCTGAAGTTGCTAAATTTGGGCGGGGCGGCAGGCGAAGGAGTGGCACCCACCGCCCCATGACCTCGTGACGGCGAGCAACGTCAGAGGCCGTTAAACATCTTGCAGATTGGTGCAATTGGTGCATGATACATCCCAGCGAGAGGAGGTACAAGATGCGTTTGACATTGTTCGCCGCAATGGCCGCGCTGTTGATTGCTGCCGGGAGCGCAGAGGCGCGTGAGCCAGGCCAGCCGAAGGGTTGCCCCTTGCGTTGGTGCGGCTGCTATCTCGCCCACTATTTCGGCATGCCGCATCGCAAGGATCTATGGCGGGCACGCAACTGGGCCAAGATCGGACGTGCGACCAAGGCGCGGATTGGAGCCATTGTGGTCTGGCCCAATCACGTTGGTGTGATCGTGGGCAGGACGGCCAAGGGCTGGGTTGTGAAATCCGGCAACGACGGCAACCGTGTGCGAGCGCGGGTGAGGACAGTCCACAATGCAATTGCTTTTAGGGCGCTGAAGTAAAGGAGAGCTACGTCATGAGCTACAGAATGTGCCCATCGTGCGGGGCCTCAGACGGACAGGGCTGCTACAGCACCTGCCCGACGATGCTTCAGGCCCGCGTTGCGGAGCTGGAGGCGGCGCTGCAATGGATCAACATGCAGCGGTACACCGACCGCAGCACGATCACCCCCGACAATGCGTTTGAGCAATGGGCGCGCCTCAATGATCAGCTTGTCATGATCATGGACAAGGCCCGCGCTGTGCTTAACCCCACCACACAACAGGAGAGGTAAAATGACCAAGAACGTAATCATTGATGGAGTTGAATGTGCCCCGATCAACAAAAACAGTAGCAATCGTGCTGTAGTTGTCGTGGACCGTGGCTGGATTTTCGCTGGCGATGTGACACGTGAAAACGGACGTATCCGCCTTGCCCGAGCCCTGCATGTTTTTAAGTGGGAAAGCGTCGGATTTGCCGGGATGATCGACAGCCCCAAGAAGGCAAAAGCGGATTTGCGCCCCGTCGCTGATGTTGACATCCCCGAGGGCGCAGAGATTTTCTGTGTTCCCGTCACTGAAGATTGGGGGCTGTGATGACCCCTATTATGAGGCCAGTCGGCTACGGCCCCGGCGGCGGCATGGGCTACGGCTACGGCTACGGCACGGTCGAATCATCACGGCGGAGACGGTTGTGAGGTGGAGGCCGATCAGTGAAGCGCCGCCCTATCGGCGTGTGAGCGTTTGGGTGCCAGCATCCGCAGCGCGGAACGGCCACATCCGGCACAATACAATTTGGGGTGCCGATGAAGGTAAATGGGTAGACGCGAATTTGGATGTCCTTGAAGTCCAGCCCACCCACTTCATTCCGCTCAGCGCCCTTGGAGAGCCTAACAATGACTGACATCACCATTCCGCCAGAGGCACTGGAGGCGGCACGAACAGCATTTGCCAATGCCGGAACTGCGGATGACGCTGTTGACCCGATCCATGCCGCCTGTCTCGCCATGCTGAAGGCGTGGCCGGGGGCGATGCCGAAGTTGGATGGCAGGTATTACCTGCTCCCCCTGCCGCAGGAGAATACCAATGATTGACATCGCAAAGACCTACAAGACCCGCGATGGCCGTGAAGTCCGCATCTATGCAACTGATGGAGGTGGAGAATACCCTGTCCACGGTGCAATCAAATATGATGGCGGATGGTTTTCAAGGTGTTGGGCAGCGGATGGGGCATTGTTTTTAGACTACCAGCATTCTTCCGGTGACCTCATCGGAGAACACCAATGATTGACATCACAAAGACCTACCGGACCCGCGATGGCCGTGAGGTTCGTATTTATGCGGTGGATGGACGCGGCTCTGTGCCTGTGCATGGTGCAATCAAGAACACCTACGGTTGGGAACCATACCAATGGATCAATGACGGGAGGTCATATCTTCAGGATGGCCCTGAAGACCTTATCGAAGTGAAGCACCGGATCAAGCGTGAGGTGTGGCTGAATGTGCATAAGGATCGTTGCACTGTGCGCAAAACAAAAGAGGTGGCGGATTTGTTGGCGGTGACGGGACCTCACCCCCGCCTCGCCTGCGTGAAGATCGTCATCGATGTGGAAGAGGGGGAAGGACTGTGACTGATATCGTAGAGCGGTTGCAGCGTAAGGTGTTTCGCGGTCCCACAATGGAAGCAGTCCACATTAAAACGCTTGAATGGGAAGCCGCCGACGAGATCGCCCGCCTCCGCGCTGAGAACGAGAGGCTGCGGGCGGCGCTGAAGCAGATCAACGTGGGTGAGGGCTGGGCGGCATTGACTGCCCGCGCCGCACTCTCAGGAGACAAGCAATGAGTGACGTTATCAATCTTTCAGAGCGCCAAAAACCAGTGAAATACACACTTGAAATTACGCAACATTACGATGGTACAGTGGAGGCTTTTGTGCGCGATGTGTCCGATGATGCTCGCAGCATGAACGCCGTGATCTCCGCCCTACTGCGTGTCGTAGAGGCGCGCCTTAACCGCAGGGTAGGCCATGCGGGTGATGCCATGCTTGCCGTTATGCTTGCCAACATAGATCATGCGATGGACTGTACTGAAGATAATCCGGCTGTTTTCAAAGTTGGGCCTAAAGAGTTGTCAACATGGGTTGATGCGGCGATGGAATATGAACAGGCGCGCTTTCCGCTACAGGAGACAAGCAATGAGTGATGTTGCAGAGAGGCTCAAGAGAGGCGAAAGTTGTCTTAAGGGAGGTGGGCGAACTTGCATCAGAATGGTCGCCGAGAACGGGTGTCTCTGCGCTATTGCCGCCGACGAGATCACCCGCCTCACCGCAGAGAGAGACGCGCTTGCCTCCGATGAGTTGGACGAAATACTGGATGAGAAAAACGCTCTGATTGACCGCCTCACCGCAAAGAACGAGAAGCTGCGGGCGGCGCTGGAGACGGTGATGATTGGCGGAAACCACCTTGTCGGCATCATTGGCGCGACACACCCGCAAACTGGGTCACACTATGAGGCAACGTTGCAGTTCTACGGCCCCGGCCATAAGTATGATACGTGGTGCTGCTGGAACGTAATCATGGAAGCCCGCGCCGCACTGGAGGAGAAGTGATGACTGACATTCTCAACGAACGCGCGAAGACGCACGGTGATTTTTACCTCACTGCCATGATCGCCCAGGAACTGAAAGGCGCTATGCGCCGGAGCCAGAACTGGAGTGAAATGGACGATACTGAACGCGAGGCGCTGGAATTGATCGCCACAAAGATCGGGCGCATCCTGTCAGGCTACCCGCATGAGGTCGATCACTGGCGTGACATTGCGGGCTACGCCACGCTGATCGAGCGATGGCTGACCCGCGATGTCGAAGAGCCTACTTCCTCAGAACACTGCTGATGCCGTCGCGGAGCGTAGCGCCCAACGCGGCGGTCACGGCAAGCTGCACCGCCGCCTGAAGCGTGATGTCGCCAACCAGGTACGACGCGGCTGCGCCGATGATGGTGACGCCTGCGAGGATGTAGGTCTTGTAACCATTGAGCATGTCATTTCCCTTTCGTTGTGCCGGGGTGAGATGCCCACGGCAGTTGGTAGTGAGGGCCGTCTTGGAAGGTTTTCCAGTCGCCGCCCCATTCGATAGGCACGTTTTCTGCTTTCGCAGCTGCCTTCATGGCTGCTGCGAGCTTGTGATAGAGGGGCCAGTCGCCACGGTATTGCCCACCGATGATGGCTCCGAGATCGACTGCGTGGGAGTAGCCGTTCTTGGCGATGAGGTGACGGGACTTCAAAGTCTTTGAGGCTCCGCTCGCCTTTAGAATCTTCTGCTCTGCGAGGGTGCGCGGCCCGCAGGTGATGATGAATGTGAGGGTCTTGTCGCGCCAGTCGGCGGCGCAGCGAGTGACGACGCGCACCAAGTCAGGATGGACGCCGCGCAGCTTGGCAATCGACGCTGTGTTGAGCTTCATTTCCTGAGTGCCTCCTCGATGCTGTCGAGTTTCGCCATGATGGCGCGGCTCGTTTCGCGGATCTCCTTGATCTCGCGGTCGTGGGCTAATGTAGCGGTTGTAGTCTGCGCTTGAAGCACGGCGATGGCCGTCTCGTGATTCTGCTGCTGTCGGTAGATGACCCAGACGAACGCAGCGACTGGCATAATCACCCACTGCATAATGGAGTTTAGAACTTTGAGCGTTTGATCATCAATCATGGCTCAACCTCACGGCAATGACGCATATTCGCGGCGGCGGAAGAGATAGGCTTTGCCACCGTCGACGTTGCCTGTTGAGAAGATCAGGCGTGCCCGAAGCAGCTTCTGTGCGGGCCCGTCGTACATGTCGGAATCCAAATCAACGTTGGCAGAATATGTGTCTCCAGCGTGCCCCAATGTCGCAACAAAATGAGCAACGCTCGCCACTCTTGGCAGATGAAATTCCGCATGGAATCCAAAAAGAGCATTTGAACTTGCAGATGCAGTGGCTCGTGTCAATCGATACACAGCATCTGTTTGCTTGTAAGATTCTAGCCTAAGCGTGCTGTTTCCAAGTGTATAATCATGACTCAAATCCAGCGCGACAAGGCGATATTCATAGCCGTCCTCGAAGTCAGGCGTCACGATGCTGCTGACGGCTCCGGTAACTGAGAAGTCATAAAACAACCCCGTCTTGCCATCACCCACCGACACCTTGTCATAAGGGTGCCATCCGGCAAAAACCACCGGCGCGCCAGTCGATGCCTCGGCCACCGCAGAGGGGTTGTCCCGCAGAGCCGTGACCGTGGAGCTGGACGGAATGCCGCCCACTGCCACCGCTGCGTTTGAGATGCTGGTCCAGGTCGTCATTAGAGCCACCTATACGGCTGTGGAGTTCCGCCGCCATCATTACCACTGTTATCGAGCCAGCGCCACGGCTGTGCCACGCCATTGACATCAAGGCCAGCGTCGGTGAGCCAGTTCCAGAGCGTTCCGCCCTTCTCGTTGTCCTCGGCTGTAAATCGATACGTCAGGCCATTGCGTGCCACCTCGGCGCTCGTAATCAGCCACTCGCCAGAGCGAGGCGCGCCTGTGAAATCAACGTCCAGATAGTGCTGCACCGTGACCACGCTGCCCGTCCAGATATTCTCGGCGTCTTTGGCAGACAGGTCGAAGGTGATTTCCTTCCTGACGTCCGAAAACCTGTTGAGGTACGTCTGCGCCACCGCATTGGCGATGGCCTGGGTGCCGACGAATCTGCAAAACAGCTCCCTGATTTGCGGCTCCCCGCCATACTGAATCTGCTTCTCGACGTCGATGTAGACTGACACACGAGTGTAGTTGGTCTTCTCGGTCACACTCGGAACAGGCGTGCGCTGCAAATAATAGACATGCGTCTGCGAGGTGCGCTCCTCAGGCTTCTCGCTGATGGTCAGGCTTCCGGCAACAATCGCATCATCGTCTGTGAGCAAATAGGGCGACGGTTCAGGCTTGACCGCATTCATGATGATCTGCTGCGTGCGCTCGTCCCACCAGACGTTCGCGACCGACTGCAAGCACACCTCGCCAGCAAGTTCGTCGATCTTTGTCGGCTCCGCTATGTAGGCCGTGAAATTGTAATCCGGCCTGTAGGTCGTCTTCTCGAGCGCCCAATCAGCCTCGTTGATATAGCGATCAGGAATCCCGCCCCAGATCACAAAGAGATCGTGAAGGATTTCGTTGAACGGAACGGCGTTGTAATAGATCACCCGCTGCACGCGGTCGTTTTGATTGTGGGCCGCTGCGGTGGTGTTCGCGACTGCCCGCGTCACGTTAGAGAAATAGAGGTTCCCGCCATCCGTCTCATAGACTTGAGTGTATGAAACAATCTCGGAGTTGAGGCGTAGATAGCCTGCGGATTCATATTCCGAAATCGTAGCGCCAGCCACTGTCAGATTGGTCTGGCTGTTGGTGATGGCCGATGCGAGTTCGCCACGGCTCAGATAGGGCGCAGTCAGATTGGTGTCGGTGATCTTGCGCAGAATGTCCTTTGCCGTGATCGACACGCCATCCTTGCCGCGATCAATCTTCTCGATCACATATTCGCGCCTGGTCATAAGGCTGAGCGGCTGGCCGATCAGGCCCTCATAGATGTTGAGTGTATAGCCGACATGGAACGGATTCCGCGCCAGCCACTTGGTCCAGAAGCTGCCCTGCCGCGCGGGTGTGTAGGCTCGTGTTCCAACATAGGGATCGGTGATAATGTCGTTCCACGGGAAGTCTTTGACATTGACCTGGCAGACGGCGCGATAGCCGAGCGGTGATTTGTCCTTTGATCCGGATGCCACATTGAGAACGGTCGGCGCAGTGTTGTATCCGGCAAGTGCCGGAATATCCATCGCGGGCTGATAGTAATAATCGACCAACAGTTGATCACCAGCCTCGGTGGTCAGCGTGTCTCCTGCCTCGGTCAAGAGATTGATGTCGTTCGACTGCCAGTCGTAGACGGCCTCCGGGACAAAGCGAAGCGAGATCGTCTTGCTCATGTCGAGAGCAGATCGATACTTGCAAGTCGCATCCGTGTTCCAGCACGCATCGCCAGTCGCAAGACATGGCGATGACCCAAACACTCGCGAGCAGATCGGCTGGATGATCTCGACAATCTCGATTGGCCGCGCGGCGAAGGTAGCCATCAGTAGTATCCCGTCACGCTGAGGCTGACTGACATAAACGCCTGGACGCCCATGTTTGTCGGGCGGGCATCGCTGTCAGTCCACACAAATCCGACGTCGCTGGTGATCTTGGAGGGGTTGCCAGCGATGCAGAAAGGTTGAAGCGGGAGTGTCTGGGCGAACGGTTCAAAGTATTCCGCGTACCACGATGGCGTCAGATAATCCCACTCATAGGTGCTGACCACGGCGCGGCGCTTGATGATGCGACCGAGCCACTGTCCTGTCTCCGAGAACTGCTGCTGCGCCTCTGTGACGCGATTGAGGTTAAGCGGATTGTGACCACCGTAGATCGGGATTGTCATTTGCAGGGCTTTGCCAGCCTTGATGATCCCAATGGCGATGTCAGTGCCGTCATTGATGCCGATGCGGAGTTCGCGGATTGTGTAGGGCGTCCCGGCATTGTTGAACATGATGCAGATGGTCGTGTTATCTGTCGGAGACAGGGTTGCCCTGGTCGTGTAGGCACCTCCAACTGTCGAACTGGTCTGGACGGTGATTGTCTTGCCGGAAAGATTATGCGCGGCGATGAAGACGCAATCGATCTCGGCATCTGCGGTTGTGGTGAGGTTCCAGTTCATCGCGCCGGATGAAAGTGTCCACCGCTGCGATGTGTAGTCATTGGCGGCATAGGCGGGATTTGTTCCATCGCCAGACACAGTCCCGCTCAGAGGCGCATAGAGAATGCGCGCATGATTGAGTGGCTGATTGGAGCCGACTGTGTAATTGGCGGTGGAAATTGTCATTTTATGATGTTCCCAATGCACCAGCGGCGATGATCCAGTTGGTGCCGTCGCATACAAGCATTACCCATGCGCCGTCACCACCAGTCGCCGGAATGATTGCTGTTCCGGCAGAACCTCCGGCACGCGGCACGACGTTGGATGATGCAGAACTGACAGCAAAAGCTCCACCGATGTTTGTTATGTACAGGATACGACCTGTATTTGTTGCGGCTGATGGCAGCGTAAGTGTGTTCGTTGCTGCACGATTGGAGATGATGAAGCTGGCAGTATCGGCCACCGTGTAATTGGTGGTCACGGTCACAGGCGCATTGATGGCAAACGATCCATTCACTTGCAGCTTCGCAGTAGGCGTTGCCGTGCCAATGCCAACGCGGTCGGTTGATGCGTCGACATAGACAAGGTTTGCATCCGTGTCGCCCTCGATGCGCTGATCGACATCTGCGCCAGCATCATTGAAGACGTTGGCACCCGCGAAGGATGCCGCTGGAACATTCTGAAACAACTCCGCGCGGGTTTGTTTCTTGGTCTCCGGTACACTGCTATCCACGACAACATAGAGATCATCCGTTGCCGTGTTGGCTCCGGTCAGTGCTGAGAGAGCCGAGATTTTAATGTCAGCCATCAGGCTATCACTCCGCGAATTGTGCCGCCGTTGCGCTGCGTGCTGTTAAGCTGATCGATGAACTGACGGGCGAACTTCTCGCCAAAGCCCATCGGATCATTCATGAGGGTGAAGGAGAATGTCGTTGTGGGGCTTGGAGCCGCTGCGCCGCCGCCTGCGGCCATGCCACCACCACGGCCACCACCGCCACCGCCACCGCCTCCACCGCCGCCGCCCGAGTCAGATACGCCTTTGATTGCCGCGACGGCTGACATGCCCTTGGCGAAAACAGCGGCATAGGCTGCAAACTTGGAAGCAGGGTCGATGAGCAATGGGTTTTTCATGGCGTCCACTGCCGCCTGGATAGTGGCAACAATGGCCTGCGCTGCGGCTATTGCCTTGGACACCTTGAGCATTTTCTTGCCGCCGCTCTGGAAGGCCGCTGCCATGCTTCCAAGGCCATTGGTGATATTGGACAAGTCTTCCGAGATTCGTGCCGACTGAATGGCATTCAGGGCAGCGGCATGATCCTCTGCCAGCTGTTGCGAGAGGTCATAATATTGCTGCTCTGAAATCAGCTTGTTCGCCAGAGAGGCATCTAACGTTTGCTGGTTGAGCGCATATTCTTCGACAAGCAATTCGCGCTCTGTTGCGAACTGCTCTTTGATCATCGCAAGCCTGTCGGTGAATGCCCTGCCAGGCTCCTGCGATGGGGATGCGCTGACATCCTGCGATGCATCGTTGCCCGCGCCACCCGTGTCTGGCAGCATAGGAGCCGCGCTTTTGGGTGTCGGAAGATCGCCTTTTAACTCGCTGTTGACGCTCTGGACCTCTCCGCGAAGCTGGGCAAGAATTTCAGTGTTGCGTTCCCACACCTTTCCGACTTGCATTGAAGATGCCGCCCACGCATCCATTGCATTGGCGAATTGTCCCTGCTTGATGTATTCGAGCATGACACCAGCAGCATTCAACCTGATCGAGAGAGCTTCCCATGCGGATGAAACCCATTGGACAGCCTCGGCCAGCTTGTCCATTGCATAACCGATCATGTTCGCAATCGACTCAACATAGCCACCCTCATCAATAAACTTGATGAACCGATCCGTGAGGTTTTTCATCGCTGGCGCTGAGCGTTCAGATATTTTATTCGCCAGTCCCGTCAAAACACCACCCAACCTTGTCAGGTTATCGTTAAATCCCTCTGCGGCTTTTGATGTCTGTGTTGATATCGTGAGACCAAATCGATCAGCCTCGTTTGTCAATTGAGCAATGCCGTCACGGCCAGCATTCAGGAACGGGATAAGATCAGCGCCGGATCGCCCGAAAATCTGCATGGCAAGTGCAGTCTTGCCTGCACCGTCTTCAATGCCAGCAAATCGTTCCGCGACATCGAGGAGCACTTCTTCCGTGCCGCGCAAGAGGCCTTGAGAATTCGTTACGCTAATCCCAAGCGCAGTGAATGCGTCATCGCCAGCCTGCATATTCTTGGAGAGCTGACCGAGTCCAACCTGCAATTGCCCAAGCGAAATATCCGAAAGCTTCGCAGCATATTCCAGCCGCGAAAGGCTTTCAGAAGTCATGCCGATCTTCTGGGCCGTCTTGCCAATCTCATCTGCGAAATTAATGGCCTGCCTGGTCAATGCACCAAGCGCAAGGCCTCCAGCGGCTGCGGCTGCGGCCATACCCGCAAGGCCAATCGCCGCCATCTTTCCGAAGCTCTGTATCTTGCTCCCGGCACTGGCAATCCCCTTGTCGAGATCACTTGTATCGGCGCTGAACTTGACTTCGATTCCGCTAACTTGAGCCATGCAACAGTTCCTTTAGTTCCTCTACATCGGCTCTTGTTAACTTCCCGGCGAACTTCTCGCCGTCTTTCTGCACGTTCAGTTCATATTCAAGCCACCATTCCGGGATTGTCATCTCCCAAAATTCAGATGGCTGTATTCCCCATTGCCGCGCCCAGAGATACATTCCGTTCCAGTCAATCGGGCCAGGCTCATGTTCGCCCTCGCCTACGACTGGCTGTCGGTCTGGGCGTCTGGATTTTTTCCTTTCTGCTCCACTGGCGAGAAGGCCATCAGGACGAATGAAATAAGATCGGTGACTTTGTCCTGCGATCCGCCGATCAGTTCGGCATAGACCTCCTCATCCGTGACCTTGCATCCGACTGAGGATAGCATTTTTGAAAGCACGAATGCGATGTGCGAGATCGGCGGGCGTCCCTGCGAGGTGCGAACGGCGATGTCTGTGAAGGAGATATCGCCCATCTCGATGGAGCGCATGAGTTTCATGGAAGGGACGAAGCGATAATCCGTCCCTTTCCAGTTGATTGTAAGCTCGCGGAACACAGCCATTAGGATGCCGTGAAGGTGATGGTGCCAGAGGATTGGATCGACGCCGTGAAGGTCGTGGCGTCTGCCTGCTCACCAGTGACGGCGAAGCTGGCAAGGTAGAAGTTCCCGGTGAAGGAGCCGAGGCCGAGCAGCTCGATGGTGTAGGCCTCGAGCAGGGCCGAGGCCGTGCCAACCGCAAGCGCCAGGAACGTGGTGTCTTCGAGGATACCTTCGACTTCGGCGTCGATGGATCGCACTCCGACATCAGCCAGGTACTTGCGCCAGCCGTTGTCATCCTTTTCGGTGATGTCAATCGGCTCATTGTTGATGGTGAGGCTATCGGCTCGCGCACCAGCGACGGCGGTTGAGCCGCGCTTGATACGGACTTTGCGTCCAGCGATTGCGGGCATTTGTTAGTTCCTTTCTTAGGTCACAGGTCCACGGATGTTGGAGAATGCCACCGTGGAGCCTACGCTATTGGTGGCGGTTACGCGGCACCGGATATATTTTCCGGTGTCAGATCCAGTGAGGGTGTAGGTCAAGCCAGTCGCGGATGCGATGTTTGCCCATGACGGATCATTGGAATCTGCCACATTGCCGCGCTGCCATTGGCGGGCGAAGGTGATGGTGGCGTCTCCTGCCCATGTGCCGTTCGTGGTGGTCTGGACATTGGTGCCGGAGAGCGTGCCAGTGATGGCCGGGAGCACGGTATTGTATGGGCCAATGGTGGCGGTCATGGATTCGCCGCTCTCCAGCGTGGCCGTGAAGGTCACGACGTCTGCCTGCTCGGCACCAATCTGGATGCTGTTGAGATAGAAGTCTCCGGTCAGCGTGCCGATGCCGCTGATTGTGACAACGCACTCCTTGAGCAGGGCCGTGGTTGGTGTGCCAACACTGTCGGCGAGCAGGACGGTGTCCTTGAGCACGCCCTCGATCTCGCAAGAGACAGAGCGCAAGCCGACATCGGCCAGCATGGTGCGCCAGCCGGAATCATCCTTGTCCGTGATGTCGAGAGGCTCATTATTGATGGTCACGCTGTCGGTGCGAGCGCCAACAATGTTCGAGCCGTTTCGGCTGATTCGGACTGATCGGCCAGACAGAGCCATCGGCGGCACCTTTCGTTTCGATTATTTTACCATAAACATCAGGCAATCCACAAGACGCGGTAGAGTATCAGCGCCCGCTTGGTCTTGCCGTCAGGATCACGGGAGAAATTGCAAGAATCCAGTTCAGTGGTGATGTGCGTGACGCCGGCAATGGAAAGGGGCTGGCGGCGCAAGCGGCCATCGACGGCGTCGACCACGGTCTTGAGATCGAGCATGGATGCGGCACGGTCCCAGACGTCAATCTGCACGATTGCCGAGCCACCGAGATCGTCCTTGCTGTCGAACGGATTTATGGTGTCGGCACCGATCGTGATGAACGGGAATGCCGTCTCCAGCTCGCTGTCTGCGGCTTGTGGGACGTCCGTGAAAATCGCCACAAGGGGTGTGTATGCCGTGCTGAGTAGGCTGGTGACGGCAGTATCATTGAGCCGCGTATAGATTGCCTGTTGCAGATCATCGGACTTCATTTTGTGGTCTTCTCCGCACGGGCTTTGGCCTTACGCAATATGCGCTCGATACGTTTTTGCAGAATAGGGCCAGCCCATTCGGCGGCTGGGAGCCATGCCTTACGAGCGCCACTAGGGCCACCCATCTTGAAGGTTCCGAATTCTAGGTAATATGCATAATCCAGTCGCGATCCGATGGATGCGGTCAAGTCGTCAACCATCATGTAATAGATTGAGCCTGTGAGAGTGCCGGTGTCAATCGCGGGAGGGTTCGGGGCTTTTGAAGCAATGTGAATTTTTGTTCCGCCCTTTCGGCGCGGATATTCCTTGCCTGTCTTGGGGGTGTCACGCATTGACCTGCGAACTCGCGTGAGTGCCTCTAGTGCAGTTGCCTGTACAGCGGATTTCAAAGAAACTTGAACGTCCTGCATATAGAACTTGAGCGCATCTTCGATTTCCTTTGCGCCTTTTATTTCAACGCCTGGACGAATCACGCGGCAACCCCGCCGTCAACGTCGATCTGCAACCATTTGTTTGCGAATTCGATGTTGTCGATAAATCGGATGTTGTGGACCTTGTTCCTGATCTGCACGCGATCACTCTCGAGGAGGCCGCTCGTGTAGCGCACCACAAGGCGCAGCCGCACGGTGGCCTCAACGCGGTCAGATGCATAGCGTTCTGAGCCGCTGACAGGCAGGACATAGGCGCGTGTTGGAGCGGCGCTGATGGTGGCCCATGTCTGCGTCATGCCGCCTGCGCCATCGCTTGTGAGCGTCTTGCGCTGGAACGTGACTGGCTCTTTGAGCTTGCCGGAATTGAGGTCGCAGCATTTCATCGGGCGTTGAACTCCACAATGTCCATGTTGACGGCGACATCGACGGTGCTGGCCGATACGTTGGCGAGGAATCCGAAATCAGTCAGCGGCGGGAAGTAGAGCGGCGGATCGAAGATTACATCGAACAGGCCAGAGCTTTGCGGATACTCGGTTATAAGCAACAGTGATGTGTAGGGTGCGGCAATCTCGAGGATGTTCTCGCGCTTGTACAGGACGATATTAGCCTTCTTGTCGGCGTCGCTCGAGACGGTGATGTTGCGGAGTGCCGCGCTGCGGTCTCTGGGCGTGGTATAGACGGCCATCTCGGTCTTGCCTCGACCCAGCGCACCATCTGTGATCGTCGCCCAGTCTTGGCCTCCTGTGGCGTTCTCGATGGTGATCGTTCCAGCGTGCGATCCTGCCGTCTGCGTTGCATAGGTGCCAGACTTGGAGACATAGGCGTCGAATAGCCGGATAAAGGACTTCGTGGTTTGCGCGCTGGCGGATGCGCCTGCCGTTGCCAGCGCCTGGGTGGTGTAGTCGCCAAACTCATCGATGCCGATGAGTGTAACCTCTCGCGCACCTGAGCCGTTGGCGGTGTCGTTGGCATTGCCTCCGGCTTTGATGCGAAGGTGAACATGGGCATTGGCTTGCGGCGTGCGATAGAATCCGGATCGCGTGACAGGCGTGAAGTTCGAGCCGATGGATGTGTTCCGGCCAAACTTGTTGAACGACCGACAGCCAGGAGCAAGGCCGCGCGCGATGTCGAGGCTGCTGGGCCAGCTCATACGCGCATGACCTTGAACTGCGCCATGATGGATTCTGCGCCGGAATCCACATAGGCTTGCGAGGGGTCACAATCATCGCCGCGATGGGCGTACAGGAATGCTGCGAGTTGCTTGACGGCGCGCTTCATGGTCGACGGCACAGCGGCAGCGTTGGCATATCCTGCCACATAGACGATCTGAATGGCATTGTTTGCGCGCAGGGCAATGGGCCATGTCTGGCCGCGCTTCAGTGTCAGGCGTCCCGGCGTCTGATAGGTGTCGACGTCGAAGACATTGGCGGTCGTGACTGATGTTGAGTTGCTGTCCTCGTCGAAGGTCGTGATCGATGTGACCGAGACGAGCGGCCAGCGCGGTAGAACAACCGACTGTAGCGTGTTGCTGCGATAGAGTTCCGTGATCGACATCTCGCGCACGCCGTCCCACCAAGCTTCACCGCCAGCGGGCCAGCGATCAATCGAAAGCCTCCACGACTGCGAGATGAAGGCAAGGCCAACCATGTTCTCAATCTCGGTGCGGGCATCGGTGATCAGTCCGTTGGCCTCTGCGTCGGGGAGTTCCGTGCTGTCGGTGCGAAGGTGTGTGCGAAGCTCCGCCGCCGTCACAGGCTCGGAGCCGGGGGCCGTGACGATGACGGAACCACGTTGCTGGTAGAGCGGGACGGCGGGACGGAGGCTCATTCAGATGCTTCCTTTCGGGGGCGACCGCGCGGGCGTTTGATTTCCGGCGGCTGATCGATCTTGGTTTCGAGTTCTGGATTATAAGGCGTATCGAAGTGCGGAGCAGCGGCGTGGTCGGCCATTGCCATTTCAGCGACGGCACCCTCAACGACATCGCCAGGGCTGAACTGGACCGTTGTGTGGCCTTCCGGGGCGCATCGGTATACGCGGGTGATCTTGGCTCGCATTATTCCACCGGCGGAACAGGCGCAGGAGGCTGGATCGGCGTGATCGGCGGCACGTTGGCTGCGGCTTCTGCTGCGGCCTGCTGCTGGTCCCACTGGTAAGCCTGCTGGAGGATGCTGTTCATCACGCTTTCGGCGTATGCCGTGACGGCCTCTTCCGGCGTGGCGGGGCGGGATACCCAAGACTGCTGCTGGATGAACTCGGGCGGGTCCAGCGG